GACATGCGGGCTGCGGTGCCACGCTGTACGCGCTCCAGCGCGCGCTCCTGGGCGCGCTTCGTCGCGTACGTCTCCGAACCCTCGGCCGATCCCGCTGCCTGAGAGCGCAGCGAGGACTGACCCAGACGACGGTTGACGATCTGTGTTACCGGAGGCGGAGCCAGGCGCAGGTCGGCTGGGTTCTGGATGAAGCGCTTGATGGCCTGCTTCAGGTCGATCAGCTTCTGGCGGTTCGCCTGACGCACCTTGGCCAGAGCGTCCGCGTTGTTACCCAGCAGCTTGGCCGTCTTGGCCGGAATGCCCAGCCGGATCAGCTTGGCGATCTTGGACTTGGCGTCCCCATCGTCGCTCAGGATGTTGAAGATCTTGTCACCCAGCTTGAAGCCAAAGATGCTACGCAGCTTGGCCTGTGCCTCGGCGTCACCCTTGGAGATGACCCTCATGACCTTAGGTGTGAGGGAAGCGCGCTGAAGGCGCTTGATGGCCTGCTCAGCGTTCTTGGAGTCAGCGACGATCTTCAGTACCTTGTACGAGGACACACCAGAGTCAAGGGCTGCGCGAGCCTTGGAAGCAACGCGTGCCGCCTGACCTGGGTCAGGGAACTTCAGGGCGATGCGTCCGGCCAGCTTCGGTGACTGCTGGGCGATGGCAGCGAAGTCAGCGGCCGCCTTCTGGCTGATGTCCAGGAGGCCGCGAGCGGAGCGCTGGGAGTTGAGGATCGCCAGGAGGCCAAGCTGACGCTCGCGGGTCACGTTGCGCTCAGCGTTCTTGACGTTGTTGGTGAGGTCGAGCGCCTTCTGAAGGTCGTTGATCTCCTTGGTGGAGTAAGGTCCGCGCTGACCGTCCCGCATGGCCTGGATTTCCTTCTCAATGTCCAGACCCTTGCGGCGCATGTCGTTTAGGCGCTGAAGGGCATCCTTGCCGCGGCCGCTGTCCTTGAAGTCACCAAGTGCACCCTTTGCCCTATCGGAGGCACTCTTAGCCTCCTTGGTGTTGTTCTTGCGGAGCGTGATCTCGTCCTGGGCAGCCTTGTTCACCTGCTCCTGGGCGGTGCGGAGGTTCAACTGGGCGCTGCGCAGGTTGAGGATCGCGTACTGGTACTCGTCTGTTCCCTGCTTGCCCTCACGGCGAAGTCGGTTTACATCCTTCTGTGCGGTCTTCAGGTCAAGGGTAGCACCGCGCTCCTGGAGCACCGCGGAGGTGGTGGCCAGGTGCGCAGCGGGCATGAGCTGAACGCCTGCGCGCCAGTCAGCAGCGGCCTGCGCGGACTTCTTCGTCTCCTTGTCCCAGTCACGGGTGCGCGTGGTCAGCTTGTAGATGCCGTAGGCGGCCGCTCCTGCTGCCAGCGCGATTCCGCCAACGACAGGGTTCAGTCCCGTCAGTGCGGTGATGGCGCTGCCCGCTGCGCGCCCAACTCCGCGAAGTGCCCCGCCCATGCGTGCGGTGCTGCTCAGCGACCTAGGATCGACTACGGGTCCGATGGGACGCTTGAACTGCTGCTGAGGCTGAGCAACCCTAGGAATACCAAGACCACCGACGACGTTTCCTACGGCTCCAGCGCGTCCGGCGACAGCCTGCGCGCGGTTCATGCCCAGCAGGGCAGTGGAGAAGTTGTGGACCATCTGTGTAGCGGTCTTGATCTTACCTACCGCCCAGAGGGCTCCCAGGGTGGTTGCCAGCGCTGCAAGAGGGGTACGTAGGCCGGTCAAGCGGATAAACTCAGTGACGACGCTGGACACAGCTCCCGCGGCATCGAAGAACGCACGGGCAAACGGTGCAATCGAGGCGGCCCAGTGGACGAACATCGTGACAAGCGGGGCCAGAGTGTTGTACAGCGACTTGGCGCCGTCAACCGCCTCCTGGAAGAACCTACCCAGGGACTTCTGGCCCTCCGCGGTCTTGAGGAAGGCAGTCCAGCGCTTCATCGTGGTGGACATGGTGCGCAGGAAACCCTGGCCCGAGTCTACACCGCCCCCGAAGAAGGTCTTCATCAGACGACCGGCGTCGAGTAGGAAGTTGCCCAAGTCCTTAGCCGACTGTACGGTCTTGCGGATACGGTCGCCGAACTTCTGGCTACCGTCAGCCGAGTCGTTCAGGCCCTGAGCCCAGCGCTCAAACGTACGAGCAAGCCCAGGAAGCTCAGCAGACGCTACAGCGCCTACCTTACCGAGGTAGCCAACAATGTCACCTAGTCCGTTGAGGATCGGACCCAGCGACTTGTTGAAGTTGCCCATCATGGTGTCGAGTGTCGCACGTCCCTCAGGGGAACGCAGCGCCTTCATCCAGCCCGTGGTGGACTTCTCGGCTACCTTCATGCCCTCGTTGGTTCGCTTGGCGAACTGGTCCATCAGCACGCCGCCTGTCTTCAGGCCCTCGCCGATGGCCTTCCACACGGACGCGTGCGCAGGCTTGGTCGCCTTGTCCCACGCCTTGCCCATCTTCTGGGCCTCCACGAACTGCTGAGCTGTCTCCTCGCTGACTCCGCCCATGATGTGGCGCAGCTCGACCAGCTTCTTCTTGGCCAAGTCAATGTTGCCCTTGGCGAGAGCGTCGTGGTACGCCTTGGTTGCCTTCTTAGCGGACGCGAACTCCTGAGCCACGTCCTTGATGACCAAGCCCATTCCCAGCGCCGCTGGGATCGCACCGCCGAGGAAGCCTGCGGTCAGCGCCCCGACGCCAAGGGTGGCGCTACCTACGACACCTACCAGTGCGCCGAACGCTCCGACGACGTCGAGGAGAATCGGGCCCAGCAGCGACAGCGCGATGGCGGCCTTGCGGATGGTCGTAGTGAAGGGTCCGATGCGGACTGTGGCGTCGGCCAGGGACCCGGCCGCGTGGGCAACCCTGGACATGACGTTGATGCCGCCCTCGAAGCCACGCTCACCAATGGCCAGGAGGTTACCTCGGACGCCCTTGTCCATCGTTCGACGAAGTCCCTGCTGGAACCCACGGTTGAAGTTGCTAGCCAGGCTCAGTCCAATGGCGGCGGTCACCGGCAGCAGCATGCCGTGGTTGCGGTAGAACTCCTCACGGAGACGAGCGCCAGCGCGTGCGGACAACGTAGGCTCTACTGTCAGAAGCAGAGGATCACGGCCGACGCGGCGGCGGACTTCGCCTACGATGTGATCGATCTGCGCGACGACTTCGTTTCGGCGCGTTGTGACCATGTCAATGGCCCCAGGGCTGCCGTGAGCCTTCTCGCGCGCCTTGTCAAGCTCGACAAGCTGCTGTGTAAGGCGGGCGTACGCTGCCTCCAGCTTGGGGACCTCGCGAATCTCGCGCTCCATCTGATGCGCCTGACGCTCGGCAGTAGTCAGCTCCTTCTCGCGCTGGCGGTTCAGCGAATCCCTGACGCGAGTCTCCTGACGGAGACGGCGGTCAGCGAGCTTGTTACGCTCGTTCTCGATCTGATAAGCCGCACGCTCGGCCGCTGTAAGCTCGCGATAGCGCTGACGGCTAAGCGACTCCCGGACGCGAGAATCCTGCTGAACGCGACGCAGGTTGTCCTTGTGTAGCTGCTCGGCGCGGGTAGAGCGCTCCCGGTCAATCTGTCGCGCCTCGCGCTCTGCTGCCGAAAGCTCGCGCCTCCGCTGCCGGTTCAGCGAGTCACTTACCCTCGCCTCCTGATTGACCCGGCGCATCCGATCACGGTGGAGGCGCTCAGCAAGTGCCGCCTCCTGGCGCTCCATCTTCTTCTGCGCCTCGATGCGCTTCTCGGTGGCCTTCTCGATTCGCTGCTGATCCTTGAGGACGTTCTCGGTACCCTTGGTCTTGAACTCGATCTTGGCAACCTTGCCGTCGAGGCTCTTGACGTTAGCCCTAGCCTTCTTGAGGGCCGCGGTCAGCTTCTCCTCGTCACCCTCACGGATGCCAAGCTCGATGTCTGCCTTCTCACCCTCTAGCTTCTTGACCTCACGGCGGGCCTGGGCAGCCGCATCCTTGAGTCCAGAGAGGTCACCGTCGATCTCGACGGTGGCGCTCTCCTTGTCGATGGCCGCTAGTGTACGGTGGTACTCAGCGCGAATCTCGTTGAGGCGTGCAAGCGCATCGCGGTCGTTGACCTCGATATGAATTTCGCCGCTTGCGATGCGCTCTGACACGTTATCCGAACTGCTCCTTCAACTTGTTCTTCTGCTCGTTCTTCCAGGCTGTTACTTCGGCCTGCTTGTCTGCTTCTTCCTGCGCGTCCCTGTCCTCCTTACGAACCTTCAACGACACGGCCTCCATGACCATGTAGTCGATGACGTCGTCCTCAGGACACAGTACGGGCCAAGGTCTGCCAGCCTCCTTATAGACCCGAAACATCCTCGCTGAACTCGCCGAGGCGACGAAATCGACGGAACTTCGAGGACTTCGTTAGTCCGGCGAGGTGCTCGCCCTCCGCGTCGAGGTCACGCTGACGGGTTGCGATGGAGACAAGGAAATCCTTGTCCTCAAAGGGGATGTTCTTGACCGACTCGTCATCCAGCTTGGGCTCGACCACCGTGAGCTGCACCAGCTTGTCGGTGAACTCGCGCTGCGTCTTGATGAGGTCGATGGAGGGCTTCTCGTCGTCGCCCTGGGCGATGCCGATGGCGACATCCAAGAGATGCTGAGGAATCTGGCCTGCCTCGATGAGGGCGGGGAGGTCCGGGATGCGAATTCCTACGCGCACTCCGGAAGGTAGCAGCGGGTAGTGACTTGCGGCCGCGGTCCAATCGGCAAGAGTTGCTGCGCTGGTCTTCTGGTCCGACATGATTGCTTGTGCCTCCTAGGCTGTAGCGTTGTCTCGAAGTGAAGCGAGTAGCTTCACTGTTAGTGTACTGTCGCGCCGGACTCGCTTAGCCGCCGCGAGCGCGAGGGTGATCTGAGCCTCTGTTAGGTTCTCACAGTCACCGAGCGCATCGTCCAAGTGGTCGATCTCGGTGAACAGCTTGTCCGTGATACGGTGTAGCTCGTCCATACCACCAGACTACGGTGCCCCGTGACGCAGAAAGCCGCCCAGAAGGCGGCTTTCCGTGAGTCCCAGTAAGGTAGCGAAACCTACCGGCCGACACCCATGACCCAGCTAGACCCGCCAGCCAGGTTCGTGTAAGCGAGAGCGGCGACGACGCCTGTGCCGTCGTTACCCGCCGCGTTAGCGGAGGAGATCAGCGCCGTGGCCGGGGCCGAGGCGGCGATAGCAGCGGCGATCTGCGCGGCCGTCGAGGTTGCGGCCGAGGAGCCGTTGGTGGCGACGTTCACCGTGATGTCGCTGCCCGAGACAGAAACGCTCAGCGGCGTGGAGACGCCAGAGACAACGTACCGAACTCGGATGTCGTTCCCGGCAACGCCCGGCGTGACCGCCGTGTGGACGAGGTCGTTGTTAGAGCCCGCGAGTGCTGTCGTGAGCGACGCAGCAGCCAGGTAGCCAGCAGCCTGCCAGTTACCCGGTAGACGGCGGAAGTTAGGGCCTGTAGGTCCAATCGGCATGGTGCTGTCTCCTAGTAAGCTGCGTACTGGTTCTTGACGGTGGCCGTGACGACCGGGGAGCCGCCACGCTGAGCAGCCGCAGCTACCGAAGCCACGATGGGATCGCCACCCGGGTTCGGCTCGACGGGGAATTCGGTGTAAGCGATGGACGGAAGGTTGAAGGCGATCTCGTTGTTCGCGCCCTTGGTGAACGTGAACACCGCCGAAGTCGTGAAGACGTTCGGGGATACCGTCGTGCCGGAAGCTCCGCCGTAGTGGAACTTGTTGTACTCGTCGAGCGACTCGAAGATCAGGTCGAACGAGAGGCTGACCTCGCGCTGTCCCTCAACCACGTCGTACGGAGTGACGTTGTCCGTCTGCTGGCGGGTCAGGTTGTTCTCGATGGTCAGCTCGAAGGAGCTGACGAGTGCCGTAGCGCCGCCGCCCAGGGTGACCGCTGCGTCGTTGTACGAGTAGACAGCACCAGACTCAAGCGTGACCGGCGTCGCCGTGTCAGGCGTCGCCGTTAGGCGTGTGGTCTGTAGGCCCTGAATGCCAGCGGACATGGTCAGCGGCTGACCAGCCTCAGCGGAGATCGTCAGAGACGATACCTTGCAGTCCAGGAACTCCTCCCACAGCGTGTCAGCGATGGAGCGCCATACTGTGATGTAGGGCAGCGAGTTCGCCGGGGTGATCGTGTGGACGTAGTTCGTCGTGCCGGTCACTGCTGCTGCACCAAGTACCGTGTACAGCCAGAAGCCAGCAGGCTTGTCGCGGACGTAGAACTCAGGAGAGCCCTCGACACCCGACGTGGTGACGTAGGTTACCCCGCGGTCGCGAGAGGAGTCTGTCTCAGACAGGTTGTCCGTCTCACGGACAGGACCGATGTTGCCACCCGAGAGCGGCACCTTGAAGGAGTTAGTAGGAGAAGGGACAACTGCTGTGCCCTTGACCGACTGCTTGGCGGCTAGAAGCCATGCCTGGTTGCCACGTAGTCCGGCCATTAGTTGTCGTCCACCTTGTCAGAGGTCTTAGAAGTCGGGTCGGCGGCAAGCGTCTCCGCGATGCCGTCGTTGATGACCTTGTCGGTCTGGTTCAGGCCCGCCTCGATGGCGACGGGAGTGAAGTCCTCCTCAGCCTGCTGAGCAGCCTTCACTGCCTCAGGATCGTTAGCCTTGGAGTTGATCGCGCTCAGGTGGTCGTCCTCAGGGCGCAGGGACTGCGCGTAGGCACCCCTGACCAGCTCTACCTTGTCGCGCTGTACCTCCAGCCACGGGTGTGACTCGGCGTTGGCAAGTACAGTCGGGTCGTTTGTCTCGTAGGACTTGGTGCGGCCGCTCAGCTCAAACTCGGCGTTACCGAGGGAGTAGCGGACGGGCTCAGCGGGCGCAGCCGCAGAGTGAACGATCTTGGCCATGCACCCATGATAGAGGCCAGAGCGACAAACTAGGCCGTTGTCTCAATCAGGTTGGTGTTGTTGCCGAAGGCCCGGATCGTCATGACGAACCGGCTCTTGTTGCCTGTGGGGTCGTTTGGGTACTGTACGCGGTCTACGTCGAAGTACCACACCGACCCGTCGGAGGCAAACACGCTCTGTCCCACGCGCAGCGCGTCCCTGAGTCGCTCTGCGTAGTTCGTGATGGTGATGGGATTCACCTGGGTATCAGGGCTGATCTCCTCAGTCCAGAGATGGTAGAACTTCACCTCGACCCAAGTCTCCTGCACCATGCGGTTGTTGGACATGGCGCGGTCCTCGACCGGGGCGATGCCCACGTCCACACGGTAGCGTCCCAGCGCCTCGTGGAGGTTGTCTGCGATCATCACGTAGCCCTCCGCCGCGAACTCCGCGTTGAAGATCGTGATGATGGCGTCTGATACCCGCTCGAACATGCTCTCAGCAGGCATGATCTACCCGTAATACTTGTGCATGGCGATGCGAGCTGCACGCTTGGCGGCGTCGTAGCCCTTGTCCATGAAGTGGATCGCTGGGTTGCCGGGGTGATCGATGGGGTCAGCGCCAGGGAACCCAGTCTTGCGAAGGTACGTCTCAGGCCACATCCACTTGCGGCCCGCCTTCTCCCAGAAGAAGTTGACGTGGGCATCGATGGGATGGGACTCAGTGCCCTGGTCCTGGTACTCAGCGTACGGAGCGGTGTTAGTGAAGAACCCCTGAGTGCGGCTGTAGACCTTCTTGACGAACGACGCCCTCAAGCGTCCCGTGCGCTCGGGGGCGAACGAGCGGGCGGTAGCCACCCCGGCATCGAGAGCGTCATCGACAACCTTCGTCGCAGCACCTTCAACATCGGCGATGAACCGACCGAAGTCGTCACGTACAGCGACACGCGAAGAGACGATCATTACACCATGATCCTCTGGTAACCGGCCAGGATGTCACGAGCGCGATTGGGGATCGTCAGGGCCGCCGACGGTCCTGTGCGACCGGCCCACGAACGTGAGAAGCCCTCGATGGCCTCCGCTGTGACTCCCTCCGAGGTGTTGCCCTTGCGTGCCAGCAGATCGCTGAGGATCATCGACGCAGCCAGCTTGACGTCCGGAGGCACCGACGGCCATCCCCACGTCGCTGTGACGCTGATGATGGGCTGGCGGAACCACATGTCCATCGTGTCCAGGTTGCGCTCGAATCCCATCTCAGGTGAAGACCCCAGGTAGGGACCGCCCAGCAGAAGCAGGTAGTAGAACACGTCGGAGTCGTCCTGGGGCATCAGTACCCACTGCTCCGAGAGCAGCGAGTAAGACTGACCAGGGGTGCCACCGTCGGTGGACAGTGCGGTGACCGCGGAGCAGTCGTCGATATCGAGGATGCCCGACCCATCGTACTGGTAGCTGCGTGTGGATGCCGTGCCTGTGGACACGTCGAAGGAGCGTCCCGTGTACAGTGAAATGGTACGAGACACAGCCGGAAGCAGCGCTGTGATGCGAGTATCGTCGCGAGTGTCCGTCGAGCTGATCCCGACGTATTCCTTGTACTCGCTGAGGGAAATGAGGTTGGCCATTACGCCAAGTCCTCGTTGACCTTAGCCGTGAAGTAGCCAGAGTTGGGGAAGGTCTGCTTCTCTCCGCTCCAGTCCAGCTCGATCTCTACGTTGTAGTCACCGGAGGTATCAGTGTCGCCCGCCGCCCAGGCGTACTCGACGATGCCGCTGGCGGCGGTGATGATGTCTGCTGCCTCATCGACCTTGATCGTGCTGCCGGTCTTCATGATGAAGCGCACGCTAGTTACGCCCGTGAGGTCCACAGGGTCGCCATCCGACGTCAACTGTACTCGGTAGCGGGGGCGACGGTCGCCGCGCTTGATCTCGAAAGCCATACCCTTAGAGTACCGTGCCGCCCGCTACTTCGCTGGCAACAGCGCCGGAAGCGAGGTAGTTTTCGCCAGTTCCGTCGCTGCTGTCGCCGTCCACATCGCCTCCGGTTGGGTCCTCCTCGACTGCGCCCGCTCCGACGCCTGGGATCACTACGCCCGCCGCTGTCAGGTCGGTTCCGGAGCCTAGGAGCGCGTCATCTGTGGACACTACTCCAGACAGGGGCTGAGTCAGGTGAACATAGTCAGTAAACGGTCCGCCGGTGCCGAACAGCGAGCCGCCGCCCGTGACGGACACCACGATGGAGATGATCTTCTGGCCCAGCCCTGCCAGCGATCCTCCTCCGAGAACGGAGAGTGCAGTGGCTACGCTCTTGGTGCCGGTGGCGACTAGCGAGCCTCCTCCGCTGACCGTTACGACGCCCGCCTGGACGGCATCGCCCGTGGCAGTCGGTGCGCCTCCGCCGCTGACTGTAGCGGTTGCAGTGGTGGACTTGGAGCCGGTCGCTGCGAGGGCTCCACCACCCGATACGGTTGTCGTCTCGTCGTGGGACTCGCTGCCCGAGGCCGTGACCAGGCCGCCTCCAGACACGCTGACGGTACGAGAGACAGACTTAGAGCCCGTAGCGGTCGGAGCACCGCCGCCCGTGACCGTCGCGGTGGTGGAGTGGCCCTCTGCGCCCGTGGCGGTAGGCGCTCCGCCGCCCGTAACGGTGGTCGTGCTAGAGGAGGAC